CCACACCATCTATCTTTATAAATCTTTCTAACGGATGGTCAGCCTTATTGAAAAAACCCTCTAAATTCTTCTTAATATTTACATAGGTGTCTATATCCATTTGGTGTAAGAACTCCACAGGAAAGTGGCACAGGTGATGAAACAGACATGCTGTTATTGCTTCAGGCTCATCCTTATATGTTTCCATATCCTTTCTTAATGCTAAGTAATCTTTAAGTGTTACTGCTTCCCAACTTGTTGGTACTTTTAATGTTATCTCTTGTTTCATATTATTTTCTTTTAAATAGCTTTACATAGTGTGAAGCATTACCATCACCTTCTGAATATATTTCATCATGTGTTTGCTCAATATGTGCCATTAACTCTCTTTGTTTTACTACACCTATGAAGTTATGCAATTCCATTACAATATACTTTACTTTATTCAAGTCAGCATCTATTAGGAAATCATATTCAGCTCCTTCACAATCTATCTTAAGTAAACCTATCTCTTGATTCTTAGTTACATCACTAAATGAAAGGGTAACACATTCTTCATAATCTCCTTTCCATCCATGTCCATTAACATCATTAATAAATTCCGTAGTTCCAAAGTTACCTGATAGGGTATCATTATCTCCATCTCCCCAATACTTCATCAGCTTTAGGAATTCACCGCTTGTTCTACCAACTGCATTTCTACTAAAAGAGCCATCATATCCATTATCTCTTATTTGTTGACAATTATATTTTGATGGTTCAACCAAATGCCAATTATCAAATCTCCATTTCCATGCATTCCAAAACCCACCAACATTAGCACCAATATCTAAAACCAATTCATCCTTTTCGATATCTACTAAATTAATTGGGTATTTCCCACATTCATTTGTTACTGTATTTAACCAATTATTAGGCTGGTTATTTGCCATTAGTTTTTCTACTTTCATATTATATTTTATTTGATTTTTCTATTTTACTTACCTTTCCTTCAGGCACTGCCCATTGTTCAGGATTAATTAATTCTCCTACCATTGTGAATTCTGCTGATTGTATTGGTATGTTTGTTATATCAATTGTGTTAATCTTATTTTCCAATACAGTCCTCAACTTACTTGTTGCAGAGTTTCTTTGTTGTATTGTAGCAGATAGATAAGCTTTAGATGCTTTCAGTTCTTCCATTATCTTTGCGTTCTCCTTTTCCAAATGATTAATGTATGCTGCCATTTCCAACACTGCTTTCTCATCTATTTGAGCTTCACCTATTTGTAGGTATTGTTTATCTTCCATATATTTTGTTTTATCGTACTCTTATTACATACTTTCCTTTAGCAGTTGCTACCTGCGATAACCTCATCATAGCTGCATAGCGAGCAGCATCAATAGCATGGTTATTAAAATCAATCGGTCTATCTAATTGCTTACCGAATCTATCCGTTTCCCATTCGTATCCATAGAACTCATTTACTAAGTTCTGACATGTACGTGGTATATTGATTGAATAGTTTTGTAGAACCTGAATACCAAAGTTAATACTATCCTTTCCTTTTACTACCGGTCTTATATTAAATCCTAATCGGTATAGTTCTTCTATCAATCTTGGTTCTGCACTATCTGCCCATATCTCCCATCGGTTATCACCAATTAGGTTTTTCAATTTACCAGCAATATCATTTGTTACCAATCCTCTCTCATAGCAATTCTCAACAAGGTATATCTCTCTATCCTTTCTGAATAGGGATACAATAGCTGTTGGGTCATTACTATATCCAAAGTCCATTCCTATACAAACAAACTCTGCATCATCCGGCACCCAATCTATTACGTTAAAGGTGAATACAGCCTTATCGTTTTGTACGAACTCACCTAATCCGTATGTTCTCCATGCTTTTGTATTTGTTCTTTCCAATGCTTTAATAGCACTTACTACCTCTTTCTCCAAATATGGATTATTCTTAAAAGTAGTGAAGTATTGTGTAGCATCTTCTATACCTCTAATCCAATGGTGTGGACTGATGGTAGGGTTTAGTGATAACATAATAGGTCCCGTACAACGTATTCTTAGCTGAAACCAACTCTCCTCATCTATTTCATTTGCTTCTTCCAACCATAGGATACTACTCTTTAATCCTCTTAGTTTCTCTGGATTGTCAGTTGATATGAATGATATTGTAGAGCCTGTATAGAATTGATATATCCTATCTGTTTGATTGAAATCGGTTGAGTTCCATAATTCCAAACCAGTCATTATATCTTCGAAATCTTTTACAATCGTTCTTTTTAATGATGGGATTGTTTTACGAACTATCACTACATCTTCTTTACCTTCTAAACACTTTACTATTATCCATTGTAATAGTGCGTATGACTTACCACTTCTGGTGCCGCCAAAATGCAGAGTAGTACGTGTTGGTGAATTGTCCTGATTAGTATAGGTTATAGTACTATTAATTTCTAAATTCATAACTGCTTATATGATTTTTACCTAACTGCTTTTCTCCAACCTTACGGAATCCAAACGCCTCATAGAAACGAATTGCATTCTCATTTTTGGTAGCAACATCTAATTTAAGTGGTAAGTTATATTCCAATAGATGATTTAAGAATTGCTTTCCTAATCCCGTCTTACGATAGTCCTGATGTATTGCTATCTTATCTATTGAAAGTACTCCACTCCTTTTTAATATCCTACATAACATAAATCCAATTAGAGTATCTCCATCGGTTTTAGTAAAGAATAATCCACTTTGTTTAGCCATCTCTATATTAGCATTGAATACCACCCACATAGTTCCATTGGTGATTTCATTCTTTATAAGTGCATTACATTCTTTAGCTGTTATTGTCATCTATGTTCTTTTGGGTTATGTTTACTGATATCTGCTGAATCTTTTGTTCTACTTCAGCTTTCATTTCCACTCTACTCAATTTCGGCATGTGGAACTCTAACATCTTCAATGCCAAATCAACTGCGCTCTTTGGGTCTTTCTTCATCATCTCCTCCATAATCTTTGGTAAATCATCCAATACTCTATTAGTAGCACGAGCAATAGATACTTTCATCATCTCCGTACTACGATTTACAGCTCCCTTTGGGCGCCCCTTACTTATTGTGTTACCTTTTTCAAATTTTCCCATTTAACGTAAATTTATCGTTATTTAATCGTATATACATATATAACAACTATATCCACCTTTGTATTTATCGTTGGACCTTGCCCCCTTAAAATTGATTTAAACAGCCTTGTCCGAATGAACTATAAGCTTTACAAAGGGGAATCGATTATGGTTTGTTCTATCGATTGACCAATGTGGTTGGAACGCTTCTATAATCTTTAATCTTTGTTCTTCACCTAAACGGAACTGCTCAACAGCTCCTATATCTAAATGGAAATCGTATGGATGAACTTCCCAATCTCTATACGCAATCATATAAAGTGAGTACATTAAAAAATCAAAGCAATGGTATTCATTTAGTATTTGATTTATATTAGGTCTAGTTTGCAACCATTCTAAAAATAGATATGATTCTGATGTATCATATACTGGAATGTCTTGAAACCACCAATACAAGCTGAAATCTTTTGTTTCGTTTATTACCCTTTTATTCGTATCTAATCCTAATATGGTAGCTACTTTCTTTATTATCCCACCACCTACATCTGCGTAATTCCCTTTAACCCATTTTCTACTTCCTATTTCCGCATAAATTTCATCTAAGTTTACAGGCTTAACATATTCAGTTTCACAATCATATATTCCAATCCAATCGTATTTATCATACAATGCAGCTAATGCTACTATCTTCTTTACATTTACAATACTACTATACCCTCTCATATCTTCAGGTATAACTAATTTATTAAATTTCTTTTTATATCCGCTTGAAAATATTTGTGCTTCATATTCATTACTAAACACAATATATATCTCATGTGGTTGTTCTACGTTTTCATAGAATGTATCTAATAATTTGGTTAGATATCCAAAGTAAGGTTGGTGTGCTGGAACTACTGTTGCTGTTTTATTTTTCATATTATTTAAATGGGTTATCTAAGTTATCCTTTAGGTGTTTCTTAATCTTCTTGCAATTGAGATAGACTGTAGATTTGGATAGCTTTAACTCTGATGCCAATTTCTCAAATGTCATCTCCTTATCAAATGCATATAGCTGATATATCTTTGATGGTGCCCATAAACGGGTTCTCTCTAATCTTTTTAATTCATCCACCATCTTATTGTACACATCTTCTACCTTCTCATCCGCCTCCACATTGTATTCATTCTCTACCTCATCGTATGTATCTGATATAGGTTGTATTCTTTTACTGGCCTTTATTTTATTATAGAATCTACTGCTTATAAATGCGTGTAGATACATTAAGTTAAAAGAATCTAAATACCAAATAGCAGGATTACATTTCTCAGCAAGGTAAAGGTATAACTCACCAACTAATTCATCAGCTGTTTCAGTATCTTTAGATAGATTAAAAGCAACAGCTATTAACCAATTGTGAGATTTCCTATATAAGATTTCCAATCTCTTATTATTTTCAGATTGAATTTTATTCACTTCTATCTTTAACAAATGTTCTTAGAGTATCTACACAGTCACTCCAATGTCTTGCTGAACTTTTACAGCTACATGGCTGATTGATTCTTTCACCTCTTATAGTATTACACCATGTCCAAAATCCTCCCATAAGGTGTTCCGGTAAATAGTTCTTAATACTTTCTAATTGGGCTTTTAATAATTGGAACTGCTCTAAGTTCATTGGAGCGTATTTGCTTTCAGCTACTGGTGCTTCTCCCATGTTAAAATATTTTTAATTCGTTACAATATCCATCGTATTTTGGATTAGTTAATCTATTCAACCATTGCTTTCTTTCACAGCATCCGCATGAATTACTATTAAAAAATTTCCTTGCTATAAACAAAGCGATGTGTTCTCCATATCCGAATGTTATCGTATAGATTAGAGCTTCAACCCAATCACCAATTTTAATTCTATGCATTTTGTTTTAGTTTAGTTACTGTATGATAGTGAGTAATGTTTTGTTGTCTTGTCATATACTCTAAATTAATTGGATTATTATTATGTTTGTCACCATCTTTATGATTAACTTCTAATCCTTTTGGAATCTTACCTAAGAATGTTTGAGCTATCAATCTATGACCTCTTCTCCATTTTCTTTGTTTGTTAGGTCCTTTGCCTACGAATAATCCGTAGTATAAATAACCTGAAGGATGTGTACGTGGTCTTAGTATTCTTAGTTCACCTTTAGGATTGTATCTTGGTGCTATCTTTGTTGTGTAGATTAATCCATCACTTCCTGCATAATAGTCAGGGAATCCTTTTAAATCTTTAATTTCAATTTTTGCCATTGTATATTGTTTTGTGTTTATAAATATTAGTAGTTCAGAAAAGTAAGCATAAAAAAGAGAGACTGGAAATGACGCCAGCCTCTCAAAATATAGGGGTAGCTGAAGGAAGATAGAATATAAAAATGGCAATTTCGATAAAAAGACCTCCAGCTACTAATATAAGTATTCAATTGTAACATATTACTTCCCTATTTTTTATCTTCTTCTACTCTAATGTAGTTTTTTAATTCTTCTGCTTGGATTTTAAAATCAATATCTCCAACATTATCTACATAAGTTGCTGTTAGCTTAGCCCAATCTAAATTCTCAAATACAAATGCTATTTCTTCTTTAGTAATTTCATTTGATTTCTTTGATAAAATTTCTTCTAAGTTCATATTATTTTTTATTTAATTTCTTTTGTAGTATTTCAATTTCTCTATTCAATGCATCTAATTTATAAACAGTAGCAAATTTAGTTTCTAAATACTCTGTATCTAATACATCTACAAATGCTCTTTGCATTTCTTTGTGTAATTTATTCTTAGATTCATTTTGAGCTTTAGCTTCTTCATAAGCTCCCCAATCAATTGATGATTCTTTAATTCCTTTGAATGTAGGTCTATCTACATAAGCCTGTAACTCTTTAATCAAATCAGTAGCATCTTCTTTATCTAACTGAAAGGATAGGGATAGTACAACTCCCTCATTTGTTTTTTTAACTTCTAACATATTATTTTATTGTTTTATAAAGATACGAAATAAATCTCAAACTACCAAAAGATTTTTAAGCTTTATTATTCTTTTCTTAGCTTTTTCTAATGGAGTTAGTCTTCTTTTAACTTTACTTAATTTAATTTTATTTTGCTTATCAAACTCTTTTTGAATTTCATTTTTAGTTTTATCTTTTAAGCTTCCTGCTTTCCAGATTGCTTTATTGCTTTTATATATTTTACTTATCATATTATTTATTTGACATTCCATTTCCATATAAAGGATAATTCATAGTTAAGAGATTCCATTTAATCTCATCTTCACGACTACTACTGTCTTGATAACGATTCTAACATACCAATTTGTGGCCAAAGGATTCCATCGCACCTAGCACCATTTCCCGGCTGCTTCGTCCGGCTAATGGAGATGAATTACTTAGTTTCATCTATGACCCTATCAAGTGGGTTTCTATCTGATATACCGCAGATAAAGGATGTTTCGGTTTATGTACTAATAAATACAATCGAGAAATCCCAAAGAGCAATTTTAGTAGTTTTATTTTGTAAAGATACGAAATTATTTTGATATTACAAAACTTTCTTATTGATTATCTTATAAAAACGGATAACCCCTTTTGCCTGTAATCTATCCATTTCAGGCTTAACATGCAATACTGAACCTACATACATAGCATCCTTATCAGACCAAGCCCATATGTTATCAATTGTAATTGGTTTAGTACCTTTATC